TTCCTAGAATTATTCAACCACGCTCTTCTTTTAAATTCAGAAAATAAATCAGAACAGCTCAGCGATTTTTTTGATACAATCCACTGCCTTTCAGAAGCAATGTTATGGAAAGGCCAGTGGGATTCGAAATCTTTCTGGAAGCTTAGGATTAAAACCTACTGTAAGCGCTGGGGCGTCAGGTTTCCCGGAATGCGTAAAGCCTTTATTCCACTTCCGTTTTTAAGTAAGTTTCGATAAAAGAAGCCCGCCGAAGAGGCAGTGAGCCATAAAGAAGTATGAAGAAAAAATGACTTACGCCAAGTGGATGGAAGTCATAGAAAAGACCTCCTCAATATTTTGAGTTAGGTTGGCAGACCTTAACTTTAATCTATCGGGGAGTTTCTTTTTTGTCCATAGCTGAAGCTTTTTTATCTCCACTGGCTCAGCCAGTGGTTGACCTCCGCAATGTAAAAGCCCTGCAAAGCCATAAGCTTTGCAGGGCTTTTTGTATTTATTTTTGCCGTGCTAAATAAAATCTATAATTTTTGCAATATATTTCTGAATTATCAACACGTCATTCAGCGTTATTTTTCCATTTTCGTCCGTATCGGCAGCTTTCAACTGCTCCTTTGTTAAATCTATCACTTTAGAAAGATGCTTCTGGACCATTAAAACGTCGGCTATAGATATTGTCCCTTCTCCGTCAATATCCCCGTGAGGGGTTTCAAAAAAGAAGCCGTTGTCTATCGCATATCTTTCAGCTTCTGAATCTTGATACCCATATATTGTCAGCACAGTCATGGAAGGGACGCTCAAATAACCAAATGCCCGGTCTCCGATTTCCTTAACTTGCCTGGGAATTTTCACCTTCCCGAGCTGATCGCAGAATAGAAAAGCTTCTGAGCCTACGGTTACAACATTTTTCGGTATCTCAAGGGTTTTCAGCGTGGTGCAGTACGCAAAGGCACGTACCGATATTGTTTCCAGGCTATCGGGAAGGCGTAAATTTTTTAATCCCGTACAGCTAAAAAAGGCCTCCTCCCCTATTATCTTTATTCCTTTTTCAAACACAACCTGCTGCAGCCCCGTACAGTATGAAAATGCACACTCCCCTATTTCCAACGTCTTTGACGGAATTTTGATTTTTTCCAGCATGGAGCAGAATTGAAAAGCATTCTCCTCAATACAAGTCAAATCCTCAGGCAAATTAACCGTCCGCAGTTTTATACAGGAAACAAACGCATTTCTTCCAATTGTTTTAATGCGCCCGGAAATCTCAATTTCCTCCAGGTTATAACAGCCATAGAAACAAAACGGCATTATCTGCTCAATATCCCCTAGAATTGAAACTTTTTTAAACCCGCTGTTTTGAAATGCGTTTGACATTTGTGAAACTCCCGCCGGAATAATGATTTCCCCTGCGCCAGTACAGCTCTCGAACGCCATGGCCTGGATAGATGTAACACTGTCAGGAATTGTTATTCCGGAAACTGTTTTCCCCTGAAAAACGCTCTGGCCGATGGTTTTAACGTTATCCGGTATTTCCACATTTCCGCCGGAGCCGCGGTACTGATAAAGAATGCCATCGCCCAAAATTACAAATTCTTCGCTCTCGTTTTGTAGCCAAGGAGTATTGGAAAAAGCGCTTATGTCGATAAACTGTACACTGTCCGGAACACGGACTGTCCTTAGCCCGCTGCCAGAAAATGCCTCGTAGCCGATGGTTAGCAGTCCTTCAGGCAGAGTAACCTCTGACAGGTATGTACATCCTTTAAACGCGGAATTTTCGATTTTTGTAACACCGGAGGGTATGTTGACCTCTAAAAGCGTAGTACAGCCGAGAAAAAGCTGGCTGTTCACCTCTTTCATGTTCTCCGGCAGCACAGCTTTTTTAAGGCCTGTACAGCCAGAAAATACCGACTTGCCAAGCGTTGCTATACTGCCGGGCAGTGTAACGGTACGTATCAGCTTACAATTTGAAAACGCCTCTTCTCCTATTTCAGTTACATTCTGGGGAATTGTCATAATTTTAAGCTTTTGACAGTTATTAAACGCCTGGGCGCCTATTTTTTTAAGACTTTCCGGAAGTATTACCTCTTCTAACGAAGCGGCCCCTTCAAATGCCCTGCGGCCTATTTCTTCTACTCCTTCCGGCATTTCGACCTTTTTCACCACGCTTCCGGCAAAAGCGCCCTCTGAAACCCTTTTTACATTTTCTGGAAGCGATATCTCCGTTTGATTCCCCTGGTAATACAGCAGCAGGCCGTCACCCAAAATAACAAAATCTCCGCTGTATCGGTACCATGGGGTATTCATGAAAGCGTACGTTCCAATTTCAACCACACTGTCCGGAACAGTCAGCTTTTTTAAACCGCTGCCGTTTAACACATATGAGCCGATTTTGGTCACTGACGGGGGGATTATTACGGTTTCAATATTTTTTTGTTCAAAAAAAGCAAAGTCTGAAATTTCAACTACTTTCCTGCCATTAATTTCAGAAGGAATAATCAATTCGCTTCGATTGTCTTTACATCCTGTTACCGCTACCGTGTTGCTGTTCAAAACCGCATATTCCAGCCAAGACCCGTCTTCCTCGGCGGAAACGGACACAATTGTCGGAACCACCAGCAGCAGGGACAGCAACATCACAGCGCTTTTAAATAATATTTTTCTTTTCATTCCAGCACCCCTTATTTCAAATTATTAATATTATACTGCTTAAAAAACAGCGGCTTTCCTTTTGTGAAGAAAAGCCACTGTATTTCTTGCCGCCGATGCCCTCTAAGCCCGCTGGAACCCGTCGATGATATGCGCAATATACTTTTGTATCTCCAATACGTCGCTTAACTCCAGCTTTCCGCTGAAATTGACGTCGCCGGCGGTAATCTGCTCCTCACTGAGGACAAGAATCCCGGCGAGATGCTTCTGTATCTCCAGCACGTCCTGAAGATTGATGTTCCCGTCCCCGGTTACGTCGCCAAGCTTCCTTTCAGGAGGTGTATCGCCGCTGACATACTGCTTATAATCCTCCCAGACGCCGTCGTGGCAGTACATCCAAGTATCCGGCTCTATATCGAGGCCTGCCTCGTTGTGCCCCGGATACTGCACCGAGCCGTCGTTTCCGTTAAACATGACCTTACAGCCGCCAAAGCCTTCGGGGAGCTCATAGGCAAACATGCCGCTGCCCAAATCCTGCATAGGCACGCCCGGCCATTTTGTGATATCGCCCTGCGCGCCGCCGCCATAGGCGTAAATTTTTACATCCTCCCAGCCCTGCGCGTTGTCAAAATAGGCGACCGTCTTTCCCTCCAGCACCGGATAGGAAAGCTTTTTATATGTATAGCGCTCTTCTATCGAGCCGAACTCGTTCTTCGCGCCGACTGTAACCGTGACCGAATCGCCCTCGTTCATGTTTTCGCCAAGCAAAACGACCGCGCTTTTTGTAAACGGCACCTTTTCCCCGCCGTCAAGCTGGTAATAAGCCTCATCCGCGGCGAGCACATTAATCGAAAGCGCAAGCGTCCCGCGGAACGAGCCGCTTTCCTTTGAAACCGCCATATAAGGAGGCAGCTCCGTTTTTTCGTTTGTCAGGACGACAACACGCCCACCGGCTACCGTACCGGTAAGCCTGCCGGCCTGTACGGTAAACTCATCGTTCGTCACCTTGTCGTAATAAACGCCGTCGGCAAGCTTTGTTTTCGTGTCTACCTCAAGCGGTTCGCTGTCCGCGCTCACAATGACGGCGCCGCGGTTGCCGCGTTCAATCATAACGGCCTTTGTATTGCCGTTTGGATTCGACAGCGTTTCATCAAGCCCGGCCATCGTATTGCGGAAGCTGTTGACCGCGGCCACCTCCGGGTCCTTGTACAGGTCACTGCCGGCCGCGCCGATGAGGTTGTCGCCCCACTGGTCGGAGGTGCTGCTGCCCTTCGGACGGCTGAAGAACAGCGGCGTGCCGCCGCTGCGCGCGGTAATAATAGCCCAGCCCAGCTTGACCTGCTGCTCGTTGAGCTCTCTCCACGAGCCGTCGCCGCAGTAATTGTCGTGCGATTCCACCCAGGTAACAAGCTTATCCTCCGAGGCGGAGTTGCTGTAGCTGCTGATGGAGTTTGCATTTAAATCGCCATTGCGGATTGCATTGCGGATTGTGCCGCCGTATTCGGAGGCGGTAACATGCATATATTTTTGGTAATTGCCGCAGTCCGCGCTGCCAAGGATTTCGCCGTACTGGAACCGCGACCCATTATCGAGCACAACAGGCCAGAAATCGCTTGCAAACGAAGGGTCGTCCTCCGGGATTTCTATATGCTTTGCCGCGTCGTAGCGGAAGCCATCCGCCCCGGCTGCCACACACTGCTTGAGATAATTTAAAATAAGCTGCTGGATATTCGGGTTCTGCGTGTTTAAATCAATAAGCCCCAGCAGGCTGTTCTGCGTAACGTCTTTACGGTCACCATAATTGGAAATTCCGCCGCCGTTATGGAACGCGCCGCCCTCCATGTTTTTGATATAGCTTTTAATTGAGCCGGTGGACGAAGTCATATGGTTTGCGACCACATCGACAATAATCTTAATCCCGTATTTGTGCGCTTCATCGCACAGCTCCTTGAATTCCTGCTCTGTGCCAAGCTGGTAATTGCCGATTTTATAGTCGGTCGGCTGGTAATGGTAGTACCATTTGCCATTGCCCATCAGCTGCATCCCGCCGTTGTCGCCGACAAGGCATTCGTTGATTGGGGAGGTTTGTACTGCGGAAAAGCCCGCTTTCGCTATATTTTCCAGGTTTTCCCTGATAGTTTGGAACGACCAGCACCATGCGTGCAGTATTGCGCCGTCCTCAACCTTTTCTGTTAGGCCATAGCCGTCTGGCGCCGCGCCTTTCTGTGCTTGGAGCGGCTGCGCACCAACAGCGCAGGAAAATGCCGTCAGCAAAAGCAGCGCAGATAAAACGGCGCTTATGAACCTGTTTCTGGATTTTTTCACCGGGATTCCTCCTTTGAATTTTAAAGAATTAGAATGTATATCGCGCGAGTGTTTTTCATATTACTCAATATCAGTATATCGGAAGGGAAAGTTCATTACAATCTATTCTTCAACGGTAACTTGTACAAACTTTCCCGTAAAAAAACAGGTAATACGACTAAAAACATATTTTTATGGCTGTTTTTTTGCATTTTTGTCCATATCCTGATATGATTGAAGCTGCGTTCATTTTTTAAAAGGGGTGTTCGTTATCGGCATTGTCGAACTGTTTTTTATCGCGCTCGGCCTTTCCATGGACGCATTCGCGGTGGCGCTTTGCAAAGGGCTCAATATGCGCGTATACAATAGGAAATACTCATTTTTGATTGCCGCCTTCTTTGGCGGCTTCCAGGCGCTGATGCCCCTGGTTGGCTGGCTTTTGGGCACGCAGTTTGCACGCTATATCAGGGACTTCGACCATTGGGTCGCATTCGCTCTTCTTGCCTTCATCGGCGGCAAAATGGTCTATGAATCCTTTAAAAAGGAAGACTGCTGCGGAAAAAAGAAAGAATCTTTTGACCTGAAAGAGCTATTGATGCTGTCGGTCGCTACAAGTATAGACGCGCTCGCGGCAGGCGTTACGTTTGCCTTCCTCAGTGTCAATATTTTCGGCGCTGTTTTACTCATTGGCGCCGTGACCTTTATTCTTTCCGCGTCGGGCGTCGCCATTGGCAACAGGTTCGGCATCCGCTATAAAAATAAAGCGGAGCTCGCAGGCGGCCTTGCGCTTATCTTTATGGGAATCAAAATACTGCTTGAGCACCTTGATGTGCTATGACTTAAAAAGGAAACGGCGCTCCGAATTTTCGGAGCGCCGTTTCCTTTTGATATAAGGACGGTTCAGGGTAATACGTATTTCTTTTTGTACGCCTCATATTCCCCTTCATATTCCTGTGAATGGCTTTCCTTTAAATCATGCAGGTATTCATGCGTTTCCAGGCTGTCCATGCTTATCTGAATCAAGCAGACGGCAATATTGGAGCAGTGGTCTGACACCCTTTCGTAATTGGTCAGAAGGTCGGAAAGCACAAAGCCAAGCTCTATGGTGCATGAGCCGTTTTGCAGGCGTTTTACATGCCTGCGCTTTAATTTATCGCGCAGCCCGTCTATCACCTGCTCCAGCGGCTCCACCTGCTTTGCAAGCGCTATATCCTTTTGGTCGAACGCATCCATCGTAATATTCAGGATTTCGGTAAGCGCGCCCGTCAGGACACGAAGCTCCCGCTTTGCTTCATCGGAAAACGATATTTTCTTTTCATGCATTTCCTTTGCCGCGTCCACCAGGTTGACCGCATGGTCGGCGATACGTTCAAAATCGCCGATGCAGTGCAGCAGGCGCGCTACCTCGTTGCTGTCCCGCCTGCCTAAGCTTTTGCGGCTGATTTTTACAAGATACGTGCCGAGCACATCCTCGTAGGCGTCTATTTTTTCCTCGCCTTGCAGGATTTGTTCCGCGAGCTTCTCATCATACTTATCTACAAGCGTAACCGCGCTTAAGAACATCTCCCTGGAAAGGTGCGCCATCTTAATCGCCATATTATCGCTCTGCTCTACCGCGAGAGCCGGCGTACCGAGAAAACGTTCGTCGAGGAACGGCGTGTCGTCCTGTGTGTCCTTGTCGCGCACCGTAAGGCAGGCAAGCTTTCCAAGGAACTTGGAGAACGGAAGCAGCAGTGCCGTTGCCAGTAGATTGAATGCCGTATGGATAATCGCAATATCGGCCGGCGTCACCACGTCTTTGACAAATTCAAAATGCAGCAGCGCGTTTAGCCCATAAAATGCCGCAAGAATTATAACCGTACCGATGATATTGAAATAAAGGTGTACAAACGCGGCACGTTTTGCGTTCTTCTTTGCGCCAATGCAGGAAATCATTGCGGTCACGCAGGTACCGATATTCTGCCCCATAATAATTGGGATAGCGGTCGCATAGGAAATGCTGCCCGTCGCGGACAAAGCCTGCAAAATACCGACCGAAGCGGATGAGCTCTGAATAACGGCTGTAAGGAGCGCGCCTGCCAGAACACCCAATATCGGGTTGGAGAACATGGTGAGGATATTGGTGAATTCCGGAACGTCGGCCAAGGGCTTGACTGCCCCGCTCATCATGTCCATACCGAACATCAGCACGGCAAACCCAATCAAAATTGTTCCGACATCCTTCTTTTTTCCGTGTTTTGCAAACATTAAAAGCGCAATTCCGATGAAAGCGAGTATTGGTGCAAAACCGGACGGCTTTAGAAGGTTCAGTACAAAGCTGTCGCCCTCGATTCCCGTCAGGCTCAGGAGCCACGCGGTAATCGTCGTGCCGACGTTCGCTCCCATAATGATACCGATTGCCTGGGCAAGCCGCATAATACCCGAGTTTACAAAGCCGACAACCATTACGGTGGTGGCGGACGAGCTTTGGATAACGGCCGTCACACCAGCGCCGAGCAAAAAGCCCTTAAACGTATTGTCGGTCATTTTTTCGAGCGTCCGCTCGAGCCTGCCGCCCGAGAGCCTTTCCAGGCCGCCGCCCATTGTGTTCATTCCGAACAAAAACAGGGCCAGCCCGCCCAGCAGTGTAAGCACTGAAAAAATATCCATGTAGACTTCCTTTCCTTCCACACTGCGCAATTCTACGCGCCGCATTCTGCGTACAAGACAAAGAAAAGCAAAAAACACCGCAATTCTCTATTTTAAGTGTATCATAGATGACGCAGGTAAAATTCCGGTCTTCCTTTTGTAAAATCTGTGTAAAGAAAACGCTCTTTTTTATTCTTCTCAAGAATTCCCTGTAAATTCTCCGTAAAATAATTTGAAAAGCCCGCTCTTTTTTTGTTAATATGAAAGCGGGAACGAGAAAAATGTAAAATTTTATTATTTTTGCCACTTTTTTGCCGAATGAATGGTTTTCTCTAAGAAGGGGGTAGGTAAGCGGTGGAATTGTTTTGTGCTGGCAATTCTATGGATGATATCATAGAAAAATATTCCGACATGGTATTACGGCTTGCCCTGAACCAGACCCGGAACAAGGCAAACGCAGACGATATTTATCAGGAAGTTTTTCTGCGGCTGATTAAAAATGCAGATAAGATAAAAAACGAAGACCATCTCAAAGCATGGCTGATACGTGTCACAATCAATTGTTCGCGCACCATGCTCAGCAGTTATTGGAATAAACATATTGTATCATTAAGAGAGGCGGCCTCGCTCGAAGCATATCCTTTTGAGGAGGATTTTGTATACAACGCGGTGTTGAAGCTTCCAAAAAAATACAGGACAGCGGTACACCTGTACTATTTTGAGGGCTATTCCGTCAGGGAAACCGCCCAAATCATGCGGCAAAGCGAGTCTGCGACGAAAACGCAGCTCAAAAGGGCGAGGGACCGCCTCAGGCCTCTCTTGGAAAAGGAGGGATTGCATGTTTGAGAAACATTACCGGAAGGCAAACAACGCAATCAGCGCCTCAAGAGAACAAAAGGAAAATTTGATAAAAATAATCCATTTCGGTGAAAAAAGAACCGTTTGGGGCCTTCCCCGCAGAGCCGTATATACTACGGCAGCCTGCCTGGTTATTGTATTAATCGCAGCCTTTCTTATTCCTCAAATTCCAAAGCAGCCGCTTCCGACAGGCCCTCAAAAGCCAATTGGAGGCACATCGCAGCAGGAGACAGAGCCCGAAAGCTATCCGGATTTCCCAATCGGCGCAACCGACCCTACAGAGCCGTCCCAGGGCGGGCAGGCGCCTGTACCCAAACCCGACCCCGGCAGAGTGGAAACCTCCTCTGAAGGAACGTATGCGCCCTCCAATGCAGGCGGGGCCTTTGAACAGCCGACGAACTCAGGCGTTGAACCGCCAACCCCAAACCCCGAGCCGCAGCCTACCGGGCCGCAGCCTTCCACCGACCCGCCGCAGCCACCCCCAACAAATCCCAGACCGGACCCCGAACCAACCGATCCATGGGACCCCCCGACCCTGCCTACGTCTCCCGGAACGGATTGTCCAACCGATTCCCCGCCGCCTACAGACCCGACAGAACCAAGCATGCCTACCGATCCGACCGTTCCGACTGAACCGGATACCGAGGCGGCAGCCTGCCCAACCGAGCTGCCCGTATAAAAAACGGCAGGACGCGTTAAACGTGCAGGCCAAACAAAAAATAGTAAAGCCGTTTTATCTTCCTGCATGCATCCAGGGAAGGGGCGCGTGCAATAGGTACACGCCCCCTTTTTCATAAATTTTGTTATCCTCGGATATTTTGGAATCATCACGGTGCATCATATTTACACACCATTGGGAATTTTATTGACAACTGGGCCGCCTTTTGCTATAATGTTTTGGCATTCTTTATATAGCGGGGGCCATTAGCTCAGTTGGTTAGAGCAACCGGCTCATAACCGGTCGGTCCGGGGTTCGAGTCCCTGATGGCCCACCATTGGAAACCCAGACGAACACCAAGACGAACACCCAAGACGAACCCCGCGTACACAACCTGCATGTATCTTCTTTCTTCCGGGCACATTCGTTTTGGTTATAAAGTTTGTCAAATAACAAGGACGCAAAAATCCCCCGTAACGGTTTCTACACCGCTGCGGGGGATTTTTTGATATTTGACTTTGTTGTTTACGCATGATACAATATTTATAGCTTAGTGACCGTGTTGTAGTAACCTGCGGGTCTACAACCATATTGACCCCCCGCACCTCTCCATATTGAAAGATATGCGATGTGTCCCAGTGGGGGACATTTTTTATACGGAGAAAAAACATGAACATAAAACCTCCAATAACATTTAAAGAACAATTATCTAATGATTGAATCACACAGGATTTCCCCAAAAAATGGTATGAAGTGCTAATTGAACCCAGGCCTAAAATCCCAAAAAGAAAGCCCCATAATTAATACGGGGCTCATTTTTATATCGGCCTATTTACCTTATAACCATTCATTTATTTTATTCATGAAAAAGTAATAAAAAACGGGCGGGGATATTCTCCCTGCCCGAAATTCAAATGAAAGCTTTAATTTATTTAATTAATAGCCCAATTTTTGTTTGTTGCGATGGCTTTCTGTTCTGCTGTAAGCTTATTTAGATTTATATTACCTAAAACAAGCCTTTTTGACGTCTGGCCGTTAAGATCTGCAAGTGCGTCGATTATTCCTACCAGCGACTCCGTGCTCAGTTGGCTGTTTGTAGTCAAAATCAATTCACAGTTAAAGCCTTGTTCAAGCACGAGCGTTTCTAAAAGAGGGCAGTCTAAAAACGGAGCACTTGCAATCCAACCAATTGTATTTGGCAGGTAAGCTTCTTTTAAAATGGGGCACTCTGCAAAAATGTAATCGCCTAACGACTGTACGCCATGATCCAAATGAGCGGTTGTTAGGTTTGGATTGTATGCAAATGAATATGATCCAATATTGGTAATGTTTCCAGGTACCAAAACTGTTTCTAGACCAGTACGAGCAAAACAAAATTCTGGAATTGATTTCAGTTTCGTAGAAAATGTAACGGACTTCAGGCTGCTGCACTTATGAAATGCCTGCTTTCCAAGTGAGTAAAAATCCATCGGAAAGGTAATATTACCAGTAATGGCAGCACAGCCCTGAAAAGCATTTGCCCCAATGGTTTTAAGCCCCACCGGCAAGTCGAGGCTGGTAATTGTTTTGCAGCCATTAAAAGCATTTTCTCCTATTGAAGTAATGTTTTTTCCGAATTCTACGGTATTCAGACCTGTACAGTTCTGAAAAGCATTATCAGCAATGGCCGTCATTGTGTCTGAAAATTTTACGCTCTTCAAATACGGCTGTGCTTCATAAATCCCTGCGTCAACTTTTCTCTGATCTTCCGGAAACTCCAGATGTGATGGATAACAGCTGCCATTTTCGAGAAAAACAAGTTCCGGAATTATACCAACATCGGGAGACATACCGATAAAATCCTTTACAATGGAAAGCTCATCGGAAAGCTCTGTGATTTTTCCATTCAGGTCGGCAACCTCATCGGTTTCAATGGACAATGCGCCTCCAAGGTCTAAAGTGATACTGCCTCTGGTTTCTTTTTCTGTGCTCATTTTTAAAACTCCTTACTGTTATTGTGATTGATAATCACGGCCGTGTTAATGGAAAGGGTTTTAAGTATCCTTTCAATAAACCTTTATAAAACCAACGAATTCAACCTCAAACGGTCAACTTTTGACCCTACAAACAAAAATTCCCCCGGTTTTTAGGCCGGGGGAGTTTCTTTGTCTTATAAGCTTATCTTTCATTTCGGTTCATTATACCGCATTGCCTGCTCGCTGTCGCTAAAACCTTTCGTCGTCGGGTCAGTCAAAACACCGATAAACGCAAGGATTTGAAGCAGCATAACCACGATGTCCAAAATCTGTTTCTGGTCGAACTGCGGGACGACTCCCGCCATGTTGAGTAGTGTGTAAATAAAGGTAAGCACGAGTGAAATCAATCCCACCCAAAATGGTCCGCTTTTAAGCCTTACCTTCCAATTAATGTTCATGTTCTATCTTCCTTTCTAAATCTTCTATCCTGTGATTGGCGACTCGGATTTCCTTTTCCGCTACAGCCATGCGCTCCACCACAGAATTATGCTTTTCCACCTTTTTTTCTAACTGCTGAATACGGTAGTTCGTTAGGCGGCTGGACGCAATCACACCCAGCCCCGAACCTATCGCCGTGCCAACGATTGACAACAACGCGATAACAATTTCGGTTGACACTGCTGCGCCTCCCTTACTAAGCGCCAAGGGCGGTTTTTGCTGCGGTAATCTGCTTCGTTATTACCTCACGCATCTTGCGGATGGTCTTTTCGCCGACGATTCCATCTACTGTGAGTTTTGCTTTCTTCTGGAATTCCTTGACCGCTTTTACGGAACCGGAGCCGTAACCGCTCTTGTCATCTACCGATGCCGTTATGTAACCCAGCTGCTTTAAGGTTTTTAATTCGGATTTGACGAGCAACGCGAAATTGTTGATATCCCCATTTTTGACTTCCATGTAATTGTCCCTGCTTTCTTCCTTGTAGTTTGGCGCGGCATATCCGCGTATGCCGCTGTAGGTAAGGCTGTAGCTGCGTGCGGCTACCATATCGTTGTAATTGCCCTCGATTGTGTACACGGTATTTCCTGATACACGTTCCACAATCCCAACGTGCCCCCAGGTAAAATGGATTAAATCGCCCGGCATTGGCTTGTATGTTTTATCCTTCCACATACCTCTCGCCCGCCACTGCGTTTCACCTGTCGGGCCTGCGCTTGCGGTGAATACGGTCTGTGCGGATGTTAACCCCGCGTGATACATACACCACGCGCAGAACATCGCACACCAGTCGGCAGCTTCAAAGCCCTGGTTCTTGCAGTTCATATATGCGGCGTACCATTCCCCGAACTTCGTCCAGCCGTTTGCCAATTCCCGGTATCCAAGTTCCTTCTTCGCGGCCTGCACCGCTTTTTCCCTTTGTGTTGCCATAGCAAAACCATCCTTTCAATTTGTGCCGCTGTACGCGGCTGTTTTTATTGCTTATCTTTATTGATCTGCGCCATAATCGCGCGGTAATAGGTATCGCCAATCTGTTGGTACTCGCCGGTGCCGCCGTGTACATGGTCTGTTAAGACTTTCATTGCCATATCGTTACGCAGGTTTACCGGCTGTTCGACAAACCCGTTGTTGTACTCGCAGTCACGTTCCTGCAACAAATGGATTGTACTCCAGTTTTCCTTTGTTCCAGTAACTGCCTGTAACGCTTTGCTGAGTTCCCAGGCCGATGTTTTCAGGCAAAAACCCCAAAGGTTCATTCTCGTCTTGGGGTAGGAGGATAAGCTGACAAACATAATCCGGCATTCCGGGTAGCTCTCCTGTACTTTTTCCGCAAGCGCCCGCAAACGGGAGGCAACACCGGAATAATCAGTAAACGTATCGTTCCAGTTTAAATGAATGATGCAGTAGTCGATACCGGAATAGCCATGCTTTTCGCAGTAAGCTTTGAAATCAATCGTCCCATTTACAGCAAAGGGGCTTTTTGAAACATCGAGATAGTCGGAAACCTTCCAACCCGCACGCCCTTCATGGCACGCGTTTGGGTTGCTTGCCATCTTCTGCGTCCCAATCAGGTTCAGATTTGTGACCCCGTTTTCCTGCAATTTGGTGCAGAGCGTGTTCACGGTGCTTTTATCGTCGCCGTATTGTGTCAGGCTATCGCCAATGATCAACAGGTTTTTTGAGACAGCCGGATTCCTCACTGGATATACCCGCACAGTCGTGCTTGCTGCGGAAATCTCCCGGTCAAAATCATCGTATACTGTCACCTTCAGGGTGTGCGGCCCGATATGGCTGTCCAGAGGCGTCCATTTGAGCTTCCTGTCGTATACTTCCCCCAGCCAAGCGTTGTTGTCCCATTGTACCTTCAGGCGGTAATCGGTAATGTTCTTCGCGCCGAATATGCTGTCCCAGAACAGTTCCAACGGGTCACCCACTACGGCGGGAATTTCCGGCGGCAGGTAGTTCGCCATCCGCTCCGGCTTTTTACCCGCTTCAATCTGGGCGTTTACAAAAGATGTGATATCACTTTGATAAGGATACTCCACGCCCAGCGCGCATTGGACGGTAATGTAATATTCCGCACCCGCGTTGGCCTTCGTCCATCTCCACGCGCCGCTTGGCGGGAGATAGAGCGCATCTTTATATATACCGGTCAAAACGCCGGCGACGTTTGCCGTGTTTGCTATGTTGGAAAGCTGGAATTTTGTCGCGGAGGAATAGGTTGGGGAGGTGGTTTTCTGAATCCCATAAATACAGATTAAATATTCTGTTCCTGCCTCGCATTGGGAATAATCCAGATTGAGTTCTACACATACGTTTGTATGAAGCCCTGCCGATAAAGCAACTTTGGTTTTGCGGTTTGCAAGCCGCTCTGTTTCGTGGACTTGTTTTCCCAAGAGATCGGACGGTTTGCAGAGCATGAAGGTAAGCTGTCCGTCCTCCACCATCTTAACAGAGGGGAGATAGAGATATTTAAAATTACGCCCATCGTAAAGGAACGGGATGCTATAGCCAATGGATGTGATGCCCAAACCGCTGTTGAACTCTGTTTTGATCGTTTTTTCAAGCTTTTCCAGGTTGAATCCAATGATACCGCTGTTTGAAAAATCGTCGGCTATCGACTTGACGTTTCCCTGTCCGATTTTCGCGTCGGTTACTGCTCCGTCCGCTATCTTAGAACTGGTGACAGCACTTTTTTTAATAGCAATTTCATCCACTGAATTTTTTAAACTTTGCGGCTGAACTATTACATTTTCGTTTAGGATTTTAATTGCTCCGGCGTTTTTTACATTTGCAAAGTTGTTTTCTGCGTACTGTTTTCCAATAAATTTATCCAGCCGTTCAGATAAAGTGTTTTCATCTCCACGAGCCAAAATAATTTCTGTATCTGTTGTTACCTGCCCTATTGCTTGATTTACCGACGCATATAGTTTTTCTGTTTTTATGACCGCTTCGGCTAAAGCGGTGAGTTCATCCTTACTTTCTAACGCGCCATCAATTTCAGCTTTGCCGATGTTCAATGTTACACCAACCGCTCGCAAATCTCCATTTGCAGATGTAATTTGTAAAATACAGTTTGCCTTTCCATATGCTGCAAACACCTGCTGTTTTGGGACGAATGAAATAACTCCGCCTTTAGCATCTGCCACTTTACCTTCCATATAGACAATATGCCCGTCTGCCTTTGCAACATAAAGGCGGACGCTGCATCCTGTCACATCCAACATCTTGTCAGTAATCGGTGCATTGGTGGTTTTAAGAGTGTCCCCTGATTTTTCAATAAGGATAAACTCGTATTCACGTTCGTTCCCTTCTCCTTGTACAGCGTTTAAAGTAATTGAATTCGGTTCGAATACCTTAATCTTGTGAGTTTCCTTGTACAGCGCCATCTGTATCACCTTCTTTTGTCAACGCATCGATTTTATCAAGCATCGTATAAACACATGCCATCGTCCCGATATTTGTACCAGTCGCTTGAATCTGTAAACTAGCTAGCCTTGCGTAAATATCGTGCGTTAAATTTTCGATTTCTTTTAACTGGGCCATCCTGCCACCTTCCTTCCTGCCACGTAAAATTCAATCGTGTTATATCCAATACGGATAAAATTGGTTCGTTCCTGCGAACTACCGCTATATGGATAACGCACACCAATTTCTAAACGTGTTCCCGTAGTCCCTCCATCTTGATACATGTGGATGTAACAATTATTAGTCGCATTTGCGGCAGAGTTGAAGTATTTTGCTAAATACAGATTTGTGTCGTCGATACGCATTACTCGTTCCGTTGTTACATCGGTATATCCTGTTAATCGGGTAAGTGATATTTCGCCTTTTCCGCTGGAATCATTTGTCATTTTAAACTCGTTGCAAAGGGTACTGTTCAGGGCGTTTGAGCGAATAGAAACACCGTTCACCCCCAACAAGCCCATATATTTTTCTTCAAGGTTAAAAATGCCACCCTGCAAGGAATTGTTCTCTTTACTGTATGCGTACATTCCACTGTAGTATGGCGCTCCGCTGTATACCACTTTGTCAAGTTTGAAATAGTATCCGCTGTTAGAACCGCTCATTTTGGTGCAGGACAATTCGTCATTGTCAAGGTCGAAATACGCATTTGTGTTCTCTGCTCCGCGTATAACGCCTGTTTTTATCCAGTCTGCTACGACACCATGAGCCGCGAGAACATTTAAAACAGCATTTCCGTTTTTATCAAAACCTGCGCCCCACGTTTTGCCACCGTCCGAAGAAACAGCAAACCCATCAATTCCTTTTTTCCATATGTATTTGCTTTCTTCTATTGTTGGCTTGTCGTGCTGATAGACAATTTTGGTTCCGTCGTCCTGCGGTACAGATGTTTCATAAAAACCCATGCTATTAGCCATCAAGCCGTTGAAATTTTGCGCATACACGTCGTAGGCAGAAATTTTCTTTTCTGCTTCCTGCTTCGCTATTGCTTTGATTTTTGCGGTCTGGTTCCCACCGCTGCGGTTTTTTTCTTCCGCTGTCTCAGCGTCACATCGAAGGTTTGTTTTACTGTCCAGCTTATAAGTCAGTCCCGTTACCGGCGTGCGGTATGCGTTCCCGTGCTTATCATATACAGTAACAATATCTCCAGCCTCAATTGCCGGGTTTGATATTTCCGCGCTTTCAAAAGGAGTAATGCGAAAGCCGAGCAACCTATCCGCCCAAACAGAATCCCACATAGGATTGTTAGTAGAATGGCTGTTAATTTGTGCGAGCGGATTTCCTTCAATATGGAGGACATAACCTTCCTCACCTGTCATGAAATTCAATTCTTCATCTGCGGCGTTTACAACCGAAACGCCAGTTACCGCAACGCCGCCAGAAATCGTTCTAGATTCGTTTATTTCCGTTTCTGTACTTTCATACCATTTGATATGCAAACGTCCGTCTGCGTCGCATTTTGCAAATGAGCAAGCCAATTGCGACACCCAAGAAACGACATCACGAAAAGTCGCGGAATCGTCGATGTGCTGCCTATTTGATACCTTCCAACTTGCATTTGGGAAATCAAGAGAATCAACTACTACCCCACAGCGAGTACACGCATCGTCCAAAATAGCCGCAAGCGTAGCCGGATATTTCAAATTACTTTCGTTGTAGGGGCGGTCTAACTTTGCCAGATTATCAAACGCTGTTACCGTCACGTAATTATCATTATTGACGATTTCTTCCGTTGTATAGATTCCCTTTTTCACCCATTCAATAGTTAGGTTTCCCTCGTAGTCTTGAGCAGTAATAAGCCCGATTCTAACATCAAATTCAGCTTCGGCAAAATCAATTTCATTAAAGCGACCGTTAAAATTTTCAACTTCAAATTTTAATTTATTGATAATTGCGCCGCCAATGCCAAAAGAGCCTTGTTCTGTTGTCTCGTCCGTAATTGTAAGGCTTCCCATCATAATATTGTCATTGGATATTATCAAATTGTTGTTCAACTCGTTGAATGAATATAGACCTGTTTTCCGTTGCTCGTCGCTCAGTTCAATATTGGTATAAATTTTTGCTACGAATTGTCGGCCTGAAGAGGTTATAAGCTCTTTGTATTGGTTTGAAACATTTTGCATAGCTCTCCCCTTACTCTTCTATAAAGTCACAAGTTACATCTGTAACAATAAATTTTTGGTGAACTTCATCCCATAAGTTGTAATTTGCGCTTATGTCGCCTGTGTAGAATCGTTTTGTTATATTGCAGCCTTCCATAATGTCAGGAAATGTAACTGAAACAATAATTCCATCCTCTTTGAAAAACTGCGTTAAATTGTGCGCTTCATTCCATGTCATTGCACTCCACGCACACGAAAGAGTTCTTTTTCGTGCTACTACATCCTTTTGCATGATTCCGGTGCGCGTGGAACGCCCGCTTTCTTCGCTTGACAAATCAGCCAGTTTCCAAGTACATGAGGCCGGAGAATGGATTTCTACATTGTTTACTTTCATAAAAGCCATTACATATTCACCCTGTTATACCTTCTGCTGTCTTCTTTTTTGATTTTGTAGACGCGGCGGGCAACCTCGTCCCCGTCAATTTGGTTAACAACGGTAACGTTCATTGCACCGTCGCCTTGCGCTTCTTTCACAGCCCTGTACACGCCTCTGGAGATGCCGTCAACAATCTGCTGATTGTTTGCTACTGCGCTTCTATTTCCCATTGAACCAACCAATTCAGGCCCTGCTTCACGCGCAATAAACATTTCGCCTCTATTCGGAAATCCGCCTTCCGCGTATACCTTCGGAACAGTTACTTTTGGAATCGTTTGATATGATACGGAACCATTTGCCTCTACTTTGACATTGGAAACGGAATCCGCAAATCCTGATACAACACGGTTTAACGAGCCTGTGAAGTTATCGGAAAACTGCTGTAGCTTTTGAAGAACCTGATTAAAGGTATCGGTAAAACCAAACACAATTGTGTTTGAATCTATACCATCGGCTAACGTGCTTGACATCTGTTTTCCGTACTTGCTTAAATCAGCGTTCTTTTTCACGACACTCAAACTCTTTTCGGTCATATCGACAAATGATTTGACTGCGTAGGGAGTTTCAGATTTCACACCGTTTCCAAGGCCCTGAGCAGACCAAACTCCCGCCTTAAAAGTTCTTTTGGATGGTGAACCAAAATCTCCTTCTTTATAAAGGGCATCGTATGAAAATTTAAAAATATCTTTTCCAGTTTTTTCAGCGTCGCCCATTTTGCTGTTTGCACCGTTGATATAACCTTCCAATGCGTTTTGTCCGGCAAGGAAATACCCGTTGTTTTCTCCGTAACTGCCGTTTTTAACGGTTTTTAAACCGTCGAGTAAACCACCGACGACCGCTGTTCCGGTATTTTTTGCACTCGCGCCGAGTGATTTCGTCTGATTATTAAGTTCTGTTGAAATCGGGTCGAAAATATCAGTTTTGAATTTGCTGATTGTATCTTCTTGAAATTTTGCTTTACCGTTTCCGCCTGGACTTACAAAGTCTGACCAAAACTTATCCCAGCCCTCTTTTGAATCGTATTTCTTAGACGCTTCTTCAAGGACTTTTTTTGCGCTTCCAGCTAGCCCGGTAGAAATTCCAGAAAAGACAGATTCAATTTCCTTTTTCACTTCACTTTCCTGCTGGCTGTAGTATTTCTCCAAGGAATCTCTTGTGTCATAAAGAGCCGGAAGATATTCCTGCTTATATTCAGAGGCATACGCTATAGCATTTTCAAGTTCTGTCATTGTAGTGGTACGAGCTTCTTTGATAGAATCCAATGCCTCTTTTCCAGTAGAAGCGATTTCTCCAATTTGCTTTTTGGCATCGCCTACATCATCACCAAAATCTATTTCGCCATTGTTGAATTTAGATAATGTGTCCTCCCACTTGAAAGAAGCCTCTGACATACCACCTTGAAGGGAGCCCAATTCCTTGTACCAGTTGTTGATATTGGACATGATTTTGTTATAGTCTTCGGAATTTGTTGCCTTTCCTATTAACTCGTCATATCCGCCTTCTATCTGGTTTTTCAGTTCTGCCGCCCTACCCTGTGTCTCACGGACAAATCTCTGATATTCGCCGATAAGTGTATCGATTTGCGTTGAAATTTCAGGCGTTGCATCTTTCATCGCCTGTACAAGTGCTGTATTGATAACTTCCTGAGAATAGGACATTTTTTCTTTGATGGTGTCATACAGCGTGCTGAAATAGCCTTTGATTTCTTCGATTTCGTCATAGGTTACAGTACCGCTTTCACCAAGCGTTAATGTAAGCCCCTGAATCTTAGTGACGGATTCATTGATTTTTTGATTTGCCTCGGCGATTTTACTTCCCCAGTTGATAATTTGCGTGTTGTTATCGATGATGGACTGTGTACTTGCTTTAAGCTTGTCGTTAAATACGCTTAATGAAATTCCAACACCGTCAAACACCGTCGTCTGTACAAACTGAGATACCATTTCATCGTAAGCTTCGCAAGCTCCGTAAATAGCAGCTCCTATACCTACTACAGCAGCCGCCACCAAGCCCCAAGGCCCTAACATTGCATACATAGCAACGCCAACAGCAGCACACGCGGGAATTATGGTATAGAGCGCTTCGTTAAGAGAAATGTTCCCTAACGCAAGGTTCTTAACGGCTTCTTTTACTGTTACGAACTCAATACCCAAAGCTATTAAGGAACCCGCGACTTTCTGAGTAGTTGACAAACTATCCCGAAATGCTTTCATTCCGCCTTTAAAAGAGGCAAAAAGCCCGTTCCCATCTCTTCGGTATTTTGAAAAAGCAGAAAAGAACGCTTTAAACGCGCCGGACACTGTTTTGACAATACTTAGGTTAGAAAACCACTTCCACAAGCTTTGAATATAAGAAACAAATTTCTTTACCTTTCCAAATGCCCAAAGCGCGACCATCAAACCACCGAGCGTTTTTAAAAGAGGTTCATATTCCTTTAACGTGTTGTATAAGTCGCTGAACCAGACTTTCATTTTCTTATATATTTTCTCGGTCTGGTTATCCAGCTCGCCAAGAAAATCATAGTCATACGCTGATAAATCAACACCGAGGTCATAAGAAGGAACATCAACTTTACTGTCTTTACTCTTTGGTTCAGATAGAATGTTCAGCTGGTCAAATCCCATAATGTTTTTCTTTACTTTTTCAGCCGTATCATTCACGTCGTTTAAAGCGTCGTTTGCACCTTCGGCCCCGCTTTTCAGTCCGTCCATATTAGAGTAATCAATTGTCGGGATTTCAAATCCGAGGAAGTTTGCCCCTACCTGAATAAATTCCGTTAGAAGCTTAATGAACGCCTGAACATAGGGAATTATTTTTATAAGAACGGGTATGAACAGGTTGCCTAACGCACGTTGTAACTGAACAGTTTGCTGGTTGAGGATTCTCATAGCGTTAGCCGGAGTAATCAAGGTGCGTGCCATATCACCTAACACATTGTTGCTCTGTTCCATAATAGCAATATAGCGTAGCTGCGATTTCTGCGCCTGTGTCATTTTATTGATGTTCTGTTCTATGCCGTGCTGATATGCAATTTGCTGTAATGTAGCCACGTCCAAAGCATAACCGAGCCGACGCAACGGCTCCAGTTCTCCCGCGATACCACTCTGTACTTTTTCAAGCGACTGCGCAATGTCAATGTTGAAGAATGAAGAAATATCATAAGCAACTTGTGTAAGACCCTTACTCATGGTATAGGCTTTATCTTCCACAACGCCAAAGCCAGAAGCAATTTGCATAAATACGCCCTGGTTCCTAATCCATTCAGACATATCAATGCCCATCTTATCCTGAACTTTTTCCGCATAATCAAGAGCCTCCTGCGCGTATTTACCCATCGAAACGGTAAATAGGTTAAGGTTTTCGACGTATTCATTTGACTTGACAACCCATCCTCCAGCAACATCATAGAGTTTGGACGCCGCCATTGCGTAGATTCCGAGCTTTGCTTTAACAGAGGAAATACCCGTTCCGAGGAAACTATACGATTTTGTGGTTCTCGTGTTAGAAACCGTCAACTTTGCATTTGCGTTGATGGCGCGCTGCATGTTCGCAGGAAGTTTACTAAACCCGGCAGACACCTTTTCCATCTCTGTTGAAAGAGGCTTAACCGCCGCTGTAACCTGCTTAATCTTCTGAGAAAATTCCGTAAGCTTTTTACTATCAAGTGTCTCTGTTATTTCTGGAATCTTTTTTAGCGCGTTTAGGTTGGAATTAAGGTTTGTCGCTTTCCCAACATCTTGCAAAGGTGCTATACCGGCAGTCAATTCACGAATAGCATTGAAGTTAATACCATCCAGCGAACGGACAGCTGAACCGATTGCAGTTAATTGGTTTGCTGTTGTTTTAGATAGCTGCGGTTTTCCAAGCTGAGAAAGCCTCTGCCAGACCGAGGCGAAGCGGTCAATGTTACTTACTGATTCCCCGCTTAACTTTTTTGTCGCGTTTGCAACGGAACTCATATTTTCAGCTAATCCATTCAGCCCTAATTTTCCTACCGTAGATTGCAGTTTTTTTAGCGTTGCATCTAAAGCATCTAAGCCTTTGTATGCCTGCTGCGCTTCTGAATCAACCTGTAGCATGAGCCTGTCAACCGTAACATCAGACAAAAAAGAACGCCTCCTTTCCGGCAGGCGCTCTTAGACGCTCTTGAATTTGGAATTGATAGAACTGATTTTCGCTTTAAAGCTTGCTATCTTAGCTTCGTTTTCACGCCGCTGTTTTTCTTCAACTTCTTTTTTCGTTCTTGGCAAAGGTTCTTCTGGATAAATGCATGGTTTTTGACCGCTTTTAAGAAACATATTGCAGACAGAAGCGTTTAAAGCTTGCAGGAAATACAATCCCTGTAACCACATTTTTTCATTTTCATACTTATTCCTTAAAAAATAAGCTTCTCGATAATCCTTTACCAGCGTCGCGTCCATATTCCAATATTGGTCATATGTCATTCCAATAGAAAGATAGAACGGAAATTGAGTGTGAAAAAACTCTGAATATGAAATCGGGGAGGCTGGACTGTTTACCAGCTCGCCTCCCACTGAACGTTTCCCCCGGATTCGTCTTCTGAACCCTCGACCATTGCGGTAATAGGCTCGTTATACATCTCGGAAAGTTTGTTTATCAACTCGCCCTTGTTCGTAATTGCGTCGAAAATAGCATTGACAATTTCCTTTTTGATATAGGGATGATGTGCCTGAAACGCACCTTCAAAGAGTTCCGGCAACATTGTCACAGGCCTTTTCATAACCTCTGAAACATCAAACCCTCTGCGTTCCATACGCTCGATTGATTTTCTTGTAAATTCAAGCGTATAATCCTTGCCTTCATAGGTTAACTGAATGATTTTTCCCATTGTTTTTCCTCCTTATGTTTCGTCCATTACAATCGGCGTAGACGGCGCAATCGAAATAGCCATTCCAACTACTTCATTTACTCCCACTCCGGTTACACGGGGAGAATGTGTTCCGCTAAAATTGAATTTTCCATTTGCACCAGTAGGAGTAACTGTACCGTCCGCTCCTGCCGTTCCACCGAACCACACTGAATAGTCCTGTTTTATTCCGGCAGAATCCTTCAGCTTTTTATAATCTTCGGGCGTATAGTTCGCAGTAAACTCTAACGCTTCTGCTGACTGAATTCCCTGTACATAGGTTTGAATGGAATCTGTCAATGTGGTACTTTCAAGTGATTCAGGTGCGCCGCCTAAATCGGGAATGTCCTTAATATCGACCAGTTTTTCATAAGCATTTTCCTTCTTCATCATAAGAAAAATGCCAAAGCTGCTTATTGCCATAAATTTTCCTCCTTACGTCTTGTATACAATCTTGCTCTTGCTAACCACGCCATCATAACGGGCGGTTAATCTTGCCACGGAATCATCCATGTTTGGAATAGGACTATAAAACGTCCTAAGAAAACCAAGCCGCTGCATCTCTGTATCAGCGACACCAAGAATCTTTTCACATTCAACAGAAGCGCCAGATTCCTTATTGCTATAAACGTTGATTTCTATCATGATGCTTGCGTGATTCTCTGTTAATGAGGAATCAAGCGTTTTTTTATACGTCACATTGTTTTTTTGTTCCATCGTCATCAAAGGAAACAAAACTTCTCCTTTTGGATAAGGACGCGAAGTATTTAAATCCTCGATGGACGATTTCATGGAACGTGTAACCGCCGTATAAATTTCATTAAAAACAGAAATCATGATTGAAACACCGCTTTTGCTATTTTTTCTGCCCTGTCAAGCAGTTCCATTGATGTGTTATACATAAACGGGCGGGATGGCATACCTTTCGTCCATCGAAACCTGTTGGCTTCTTCGTCATAGTACACCCATCCAAATTCTCCGTGCTGGTTTACGTCGTATTGCCACGGAACTAACGGATGCGGATTGTTTTTCCCTACAACACCCGTACCAAACTCTACAAAACCAGCATAAGGGCAATCCGTGAAGATGATTCCGCTTTTCCCGTCCGTATAAATTAGTCCGTCGAGGCTTTTGTATAGCTCCCCTGAATCTACTGCGCCAAGTGAAATAATTTCATTCCTTGCTATCTCTACACCTTCTGCAATCAAACGGGAAACAACAAGTTCTATCTTCTTCCCCACTTCTTGCTTATATAGCTGTAGTTCTTTTCTCGCCGCTGCAATGGAACCGACGCTTAATCCAAACCGTATTGTTTTCATCGTGTTCTTTTTTCCTTCTTTATAGCAACGGAAATACTGTTCAAAGACCTGGCTATGCACTTCACGCTATAATCAGCTGGCTTTGTTATATCGGTATTGTCAACCCATAGCCTGCTCGTTTCAGTTATCGGACAAGTGGATTTGGATAAAACAATTACTTTGTCGTAATCGGTTATGTTTCCAAACTCCTTATTAGCCGCTTCTCCTTGCGCCTCAGAAATATTCCCACGCTGCTTAACGGGCGTAGAATATAAAATTTCTGATTCCCCTGTTTCAAAGCCATCTTCATCCAATATCGGCTGTTTCATAATAGGAGAAGACACATAAAAACTTCTTTTGTTCTTATCTAGCGTTCTCATGAAATCACTTCTACTTTAGGGGTTATTTCAGCAAGTAGAGACGGGGATATTCCTGCGCTTTCATATGACCTTGCAATGGTGTTTTCTGCGTGGGAAGTCTGGCCTTCCGCTCCCATTTTGCTATACAGCTCTATGGCTATTCGCACCTGTAAATCGTTATATCGGGGCTCCAAACAAGTTTCCACACCGGATTCTGTTTTTACAGTCGGAAAGTTACCACACGGGTAACGGTAGGTCAAAATTATGTTTTTTGCACTTTCCAACAAGTCAAGCAAAACATTGTCTTCTACTTCTTCCCCGTTAAGCCTGATACGCAAACGCTCAAGAGAGTTCATGGGCTTACTCTCCTTTTTTGCCGCCCGGTTTTTCGTTCTTAGGCGGTTCGGGTTCCTTCTGAGGCTCTTTGTTGGGTTCCTTGTTTTCGGGGATTTCCGTGTACGGCGGGTAGTATTTGCCTTCGTGTTTAACCATATATGGATATTTCATATTAGACCACCTTCATAACATAGCATTCATCCATCCGTTCAAACGACGGAAGGACAATTTCGGATACAATCGTCGATACGTTCACAGGGTGCGGTTGCGTGATGGTTGTTACCGCTGTCCCCGTGTTTACAATTTCAACCGCTGCATTTGATTTCCCCATTAAATCGGCCTCTTCCGGCGTAGTGCCAAACCAAGTACTGCCCAGCGCACCGTCCGGTATAAGCGTAACAAGATTGTCGGGGTAGAACTGGTGAGTAGTTCCGTCATTGTCTTTGAATTTCTTGTTGTAATCAACAATAGAAATATTCAACAGTTGTGAAATAATGTTTTTCACAACAATATCTGTCATATACACCGTAGCCCCTGTGTTCTGTGCAAGAACCGCCGAACGTACCGCTTTGCTTTTTGTCAGAAGTGTTAGGGTTGCTGTACTCATAAGCGCGATGCTCGGACGTGTGCCGGATTTTGTATATACAGCTTCAATCGCTTTCTTTAAATCCGCAATCGGGTCAGACGTGTCCGCATTGCTCCATTTATCGGAATCGGAAACGATTTTCATGAAGTTGTTATTTTCAAACGAACCGTCAGGGTCGTAATTATACGAGTAAACCATATCGTTCGCAGAAATAGAAATGGAAGGCTTCCCGTTTTCAGGAGAAAGCAGCTGCATAATCATTCGTTCGGGAATGACATCTGCGCCATCGATAAGATTTTTAGCGTCGTCAAAAATCTTATCAAGTGTGGCTTTCAGGTATATATCGTCCTTGTCCTGCGCCCTCAAAATCTCCTGCCTGTCTTTTTCCGTAACAATAAAGCTTTCACGGAAAAACGGCATTTCTGTCTCGATTTTCTGCGCGCCAATTCTGTTCCTTGGCTTTGCCTTTGCGTCAAAATTAGAAGGCATCAGTGAAATTGGAAGTCCTCTGCTGCCTTTAATCCAAGACAGGTCAAGACCGGCCTTCTTTTTAGCCGGGAATAAAGCCGCACCCAAGTACGGGATTGCGTTACTTGCAACTTCGTTATAATAAGCTGCAATTGCGCGCGCTGTAAAAAGCTTTGTTAAATCCATAAACTATCCTCCTATATAAATTTAATCATTGGCATAGAGGCAATTGTGGCATCATCATAGGTTACACCACTGTGTTCCTGTGCCTTTTTCTTGTCGATACACCCGTGAATGATAACCGTCCCGTTGGGATTATCCGCCGTAACATCGTGCATCAGTACACCAAAAGCAGTACCGGTTGTAATCGGGTTTCCAGATTCATCAATAGGCGTACCCGCTTTTACAACCGCTGTTCCATCCGCGATTGTTACAGCCTTTGCAACGCCGAAATAATGGTCATTTGCAAGAATTATTAAGGTATTTCCGAATGGTGTTGCTGCGTATTTCATGATTTCCCTCCCATATAATGTTTCATAGATTCCCCGGCTGCTTCGGCGGTTTTAGCTCGTTCCGCGCCAAGCTGCTTTGCTAGAGCCTCGCCCTCTGTATCGTCGCCGTCTTCACCGTCTTTTCCGCCGCCTGGCCGCGGTGTTTGTTTTAGCAGTTCCGCCTTAATCTCTTTTTCCGTCTTCTCCTTCTGAGCGGTCAGAATAGCAATAAAGGCTTCTGCGCTTGCAGTGCTTTTTTTGCCGTCTTCGGAAACGATAGAATCAATAAGCTTGCTGTAATCTTCTTCTGCGATTCCCGCTTTCAGGAATTGTCGTTCCACGTCAAGACGGTTTTTCTGGATTTGAAAGCTTTTTTCTGCGTCTTTGGCCCTCTGTAAAGCCGCCTGAACATCGTCGTCTGAGTTGCCTGATAAAAGAGCAGTTAATTGCTCTTCTGTCGCATCAGGAAAAATTTTTAAAACTTCGTCTTTTGTCAAATTACATTCCTCCTAGATAAAATAAAACGCCATACCTTTACTGTAGGTACGGCGTTCAAGACGCTCTGTTTTTTGGTTTTCGCTTAACTTCTTCGGCCTTTCCTTCTCCGTTAAACCGTATGACAGCGGCACAGCGTGGACACGATAACTCGGAAACACCTGAAATTTTTCCTAAAAGCTTGTTGCAAAATTTACATCTGGCTTCATTCAATGTCTGATTCAGTTTCTTCGCCTCCTGTCTTGACCTCTTGTTGTTTCATATAATCCATACTGCTGCTGTAAGCTAATCCAGGGTCGCTAAACATACCACAATGCGTAAAAGCAAGCTCAGGATGAATCTTGTTACTACCAAGCATGGTTGTGAGCACTTGTGCTTTTTCCTGTATGTTTTCGTAGTTTCTGCGCGTGAATCTAATGTCAATGTTTTGAATTTCAAGATTCATACCCTGTACAATTTCGCAGATATAAAGGGTAAGCGTTAAAAAGCTTTTTTCCGGTTTTTTAAACATCACTTCACTGTCTTTAGCCCTTGATTCCGCTGCACTCCATCCATCCCTTAACTGTACCGCTGCTCCTGTATCGGACGTACTGCTTCCACCGTTTCTGTTTGGCATTCCACAGATAGTTAAAACCGCTTGGTACAGGTCATCCACTAACGTTTGCGTTTGTGTTTGGTTCAGTTCTCCATTGGCGTAAAACACCTTTGCCGGAAGTCCCGGTGTTCCTTTTACAGATATGGCGAGTTCCTTTTTCAGCTCTTTTAGCTTCTCAGAACTAATTTCGCAGTTTTCAAATACCAAAATTGCCTGTATAAACTGTTCTATTCCGTCAACGCGATTGGATTCTACGTTATCCAGCGCGTCCAAAAGCGATAATACTGTTTCAAAGGCACCCAGCCTCGCGTTGTTCGCTGGATATTCAAACACTGGAATACAGTTTAAAGGATTTGGCTCTTTTTTAGTGATTTTCCTCGCTTGTATCTCATAGTAAAAAGACGATGTATAAACCATATAAATTATTTTTCTGTCTTTTTTCCCAATCATGACAGACATTAACGGTTTATGCCCTAACCCGCTTTGATAAACGATAAAATTAAAGCGCGGGTCTAATGTAAAAATGTCCACAGGGGAAAAATCGACTTCTTTCTTCGGAAGAACCATTCTGTATGCGGTTCCACAAATATGCCCCCATTCAACCAGCTCTTTGTCTTTGGTCGCCTTGTCTTCGTGGAGCATGATTTCGTTTAATTGGTTCAAATCATCTGCGGCTTTATCATTTCCACGCCGGACATATTGAATAGGTTCCCCGATTAGATAGCCGGTTTTAAATGAAACAATCTCGTTCGCCCTGTTTTCGCTGATACAGTTTTTAATTTCTGACCGCACTTCTTTGACGCGATTACGAATAGGAGTTTTCCCTTTGTAATAATCCCAAAGGTACTGAATTTCATCGGCGTTTATATTATGGATTGGTAACGCCTTATAGAGTACAGAAACAATATTATCTGTGGTAATTTTTTCTTCACGCGAATAGATGATACGCCTTCCGTATGTTTGCCTGCTTTCTATAACCATCACCACCTAATTTTTAGCTGCTTTCATTATACACCATCAAAAAGCCAATAAGTTGGTTATGATACGCAATATATTTAGAAAGGACGCTTAAATACCTGAACGCTGTTTCCTGACATGGATTGAACATACTCAGCGAACATAGCCATACCATCCGGCACATCATCATTTTTGTTCCGGCCTGTTACGGTATAGGTACATAAAAAGTTCATCATACGTCCGTAATCCGAGTTTCTTTGGTATTTTGACTCGTCTTTAAACAAGCAATGCTCCTTAACCCAAGCTGAATTTACAATGATTTTTGTTTCCTTGTTTTCAGTCGTATACTTTGTGGTAACATGCGTTACCCCACCTCTTGCTTTGATTTCATTTTGAATTTTTTCAGCAATACGTCCACCGGCAGCATTGCTCTCAAATTGTGATTGCTTTACTTTGTGTTTCAGAAGGATTTCAACAAGGCGGTTATCTACAACATCTGGTAGCCCATTATCACATACGCAATCTTCTATGTAACAATCTGAACCATACAAATACCCAACGGGCAAAAACGCATAATCTTTCCCCTTGTCTTTTGTATCACAGATTGATAAAATTGCGTCTGGCGCACGCGAAGGAAGTTCAAAATACCTTTTCAGTTCTGATTCTGAATACAATAGCCCTTCTCGTTCTATCGGCTGATTCATGAACAAGGAGCGGAAACTAACATCGTCCATATTTTCCTTCATGTCGATGAAATACTTTGTATCAAACCCTACTCCATATTGGTAGTTGAAATTGCTCTCTCCACACTCGTTGAGCGCAGGCAATACAATAAATTTACAGCGTGGGTCATTTCCATACTTTTGCTCTAGTCGTCCTATAGGGTCATGTACACTCCACCGGGTAGCGATATGTATTTCTTTTGCCCCAAGCTTTTTTCTGGTTTTTAAATCGCTTGTGTACTTTTCCCAAAGCTTATCAAGCCTTTCTTTCGACAACGCTTCTTCAATACCGGAAACTAGGTCGTCTGCATAAAGTATCTTTTCGCTTCTGGTTGCACCTGTTAGCGTTGCATCAATCGCCCTGCATGTTAAAGAGCTGAATCGATGTTTCTTGTTTATATCCAGCGTTTCTTCTTTCGCGTTTGTCGCTGCTAATTTGCAGCTAGGAAAAACATCGTTCCACAGGTATTCTGGGTCGGTTATAATTTGTTTGACACCTTCATAGAACGAGTTTGTCAATTTGTCACTATGCGCGGATGCAAGGTTGGGGCAATCGGGGAACCTTCCCATAACCCATGATAAAAAGAAGATACCGAGCGTTGATTTTCCGGTCCCAGGCGGCATTGAAATTGTTAGTAGGTCTAATTCATCATCTATCAACGCTTGCATTGCCTGAACAGTAGTGTACAGAACATTACGACGCGGTAAATAAAAACGTTTTTCCGGTTCCCTGTCCCACTCTACATAAATCAGGAAATCATCAAACAAATAAGGAGCTGCAAATAAATAAGTAAGCTTTTGCAAATCGTACATTTGCGCTTTAAAGCTTAAATCTTTGCTTTCCTTCATTGCGGATTTCACTTTTTTTCTTAACTCTCTATTTAGTTCCGAGGCCTTTGTAATATCAGTTTCACCTATAATGCGTATACAATCAAATGCATCCTGATACAAAGTGGCGTTGCCGCTGTCTTTTTTTATGGCTCGATATATTTTTTCAATGGTTTTCAGCATAAAAAAGAGCGCCCTCCATATAGAAGGCGCTCAACGGCACTCGTGTTTAATCTTAAATTCCTTTCATTATATCTGTCAAAGAAAAGAAATTATCATAATGCTTCTGTAATTCATCCTCATCATCTTTTTTTATTGACAAGGTGGTGGTAACACCGAGTGGAAATTGTCTATACATATCTGAATTATCTTTTATGTACATAATACCCAATGTTCCTTGTGGAAAATAAATAATTACATGCTCAATATCCGGCGGTAAAGCGTCACTTCCATCTCCATAATTTCCGATAGAGATTGCCAGCATATAACAAGTAAATAAAAAATCTTCAAGGTCATCTTTTTTAATATCATCAATATTTACCGAAATTACCTGTCTTTTCTCTTCTGTTTTTCCAATAGTAACGTCAGCGTCAGATTTAACATAATCTTTCATCTCATTCTTAATATATTCCTTCCAAGTAGAAAATGCAAGTTTTGGTTTTGTCTCTGGCTCAGTAGCCGACGCTTCTGAGCTAGATTCTGAAAATGATTGTTGCGAACTTTTAATTTCGTCAGGAGACGAACATCCCGCAAGGAAACACAAA